ATGTGCTGGACTTTAGGGGAGGCAAGAGTCGAAGCTTCTTTTCTATTAACGCAAAACAAATAATAAAGGAAATCGCTATCATTAGAGAGGGGATTGATGGACATAAGACTGGGTATTCTTTATTAAAGACAATGGTACCAAATAAAGAGTACTATTTTGGAATAGGTAAACATGTTGCGATAGTTAGGCTTAATGATGAATTAAAAAAATGGCAATATCTTGAACTTCAATCCCCTGAAGATAATGGATGGAAAACTTTTACAAAAAGTACGCTCAAAAAACGGTTCGGTTGTCCTAGAACCCAAACAAAATACGGGTTACAAATGCCAATTAAAGGGTATTTGGCAGAAATTAGAGCATTTGAGAGAATAAAAGAATTTCCTGATATACTTGGCTATATTAATACATCACAAAAAAATCAGTTGAAAGGTAAAACTGGGAGGATCTTATAGTGTCAGAAATCGATGGTTATATTGAATGGATGAAAGAAAAACCGGATGATAAGGTTTGGTGGGGAACAATTTTTCATGGCATTTCTGAGGATGATATAAAATCGGGACGAGCTACAGATGATGATATAAATGATTCCATAGGATGGGGGGACCATATTTTTTCTTTCGATAAACATAAAATCTATTGGTTATTTAGAGACTATCCAGATGCCTTAACAAATGAAGAAAAAGAAGCCTTTGATAAAGAAAATCCGTTTTGGAAAAGTTTCTTTAAGAATAGATAACATTAACGTCGTACAATTTTATAATGTCATGTGATATAATCACCATAGATCATCTACGACTTGCATAGGTTCTAGTTGGTCTTTTTTTATTTGAAGATTCACGACCGCTTATGCTGGTCGTTTTTTGATGGAACTAATAAGCCGAGAGGCGATAAATCGAAAGGAATTGTTGTGCCAACACCAATTATCAACAAAGACGAACCAGACAGCAATGACCCAGCTGAAAATCCTGGTGTAGAAAATCAAGGTCAAGAGCCAAAAACTTTCTCTCAAGATGAAGTTAATGAAATTATCTCCAAAAGAGTTAATGAAATTAACGCTAAAAACAGCGAAAAGACGGCTAAAGCTATCGAAAACGCTCTAGCTGACTATGAACGTAGAGCAAAACTTTCTGAAGAAGAAAAGGCTCATGAGGAGCAAGAACGCTTAAAAAGTGAGCTTGCAAGTAAGGAACGCGACCTGTTAATCCGCGAAAATCGTGCAGAAGCACGCGAAATATTATCAGAGAAGTTGATGCCTAGCATCTTTGTTGACTACATCGTAGACGAAGACCTCGACAAAACCAAAGAAAATATCAATAAATTCGAAAAGGTTTGGAACGAGGCTGTTGCAGAAGAAGTCAAGAAGAAGCTGGTTGGTAGGACGCCAGTTGACCCATCAAGCAGACCTAAACCAGGCGGAGATGGTGGCAAGATTAGCACACGAGAACTTCTCTTTGGCAAGAAAGGATAATATATGCCAATTACATTAGCTGACGTAAGAAATCGCAGCCAAGACACGTTGACTGATTCAGTAATCGATGAATTTAAGACTTCCCCACTTATGAATGACTTAGAGTTTGACAACACTGTCAAGCCTCAAGGTGGAAAATCTCTAACTTATTCATATAACCGCATTACCACCCAGCCTACTGCTGCTGGTCGTGCAATTAATGGTGAATATACTGCCCAAGAAACAAAAACCACCAAGATTTCTACCGATCTTAAAGTTATGGGTGGTGCATATAAAATCGACCGTGTAATCGCTACTAACGAAAAACAAGTTGTTGATGAAGTGGAGTACCAATCGGTGCAAAAAGCAAAGGCAACTATTGCTGAGTTTCATAACCAGATCATCAACGGTGACTCTGGTGTTCGTCCAACCGATTTTGATGGTTTGAACAAAATCTTAACCGGTACTTCTAATGAGATTAATCCAGCTGCCGCTATCGATTTGTCAGACTCTGCAAAAATTAAAGCCAATGGTTCTGCTTTCCGATTTATGCTCAGAAAAGCTTTAGGTAAAATGGGCGGTGCTGCAACGCATATCTTAATGAATGCTGATATGTATGCTGCGTTTCAATCTGTGTTTGATGAAGCTCATGGTCTTACTATTTCACGAGACGAAGCTGGTAATGAAACCGCTAAATTCGGCACTGCGAAGATTGTGATTATGGGTGAAAAACCAGGTAGCAATGATCCGATTATTGAGACTAAGAGTCCAGCTGGAGAAACATCAATTTATGCCATTCGTGCAGCTCTCGATGGCTTTCACGTCGTAACTCCAGAGGGTGATGATATTGTTAAAATTTACCCTCCAGACTTTACCACTCCGGGAGCGGTTAAGTTTGGCGAAGTCGAATTCGTTGGTGCAGCAATCCTCAAATCTACAAAGGCTGCTGTCGTTCTCCGTAAAATTAAAATCGCTTAATTAGAAAGGAAAGTAAGATGAAAGCAATCATCAAATCACCAGTTAAGGATTACATGGGAGTTTCAGCTTCTGTGGCTTTCGCCGACGGTAAAGCTGAAGCTGATATTAGTGAGTCTCAACTTGATTATTTTGAATCTGCTGGCTATGCGGTGGAATTTTTTGAAGCCCCTAAGGTTGCAAAGAATAAAACTGATGCTAAAGATACTAAAGAAGCTGAATCTGAACCTGAAGTTAAAACAGAAGGAAAATAAGATGCTAGATAAGGATCAGTTCATCTCCAAGCTAAAAGAGAAGCTCAAAGCGATTAACGTCACTGTTAATAATGCAGATAGCAACGCTTTAGTGGATTTTCTAGCCCTTGAGATGGCTGATCGTTTGTCTTTATATCTTAATCTCACTAACGACAATAAACCTCGTTATGACGAGAGACTAGTATCTATATCGGTTAGAGTTGTGTCTTCTTTGCTTCAGGAATCAAAAGATAAGCTTTCAGGTTCTAGTACTGAAAGTAAGATTCAATCTATCTCAGACAATGGACAAACCATTACATTCTCGAATACTGCTAAAAACTATATTACTACTGCTTCAGATAGTGAATTATTTGGAGGAGTGGCAAATATCTTGAAGCCTTATAGGAGGATTCGTGTTTTTTCCTAGGGTCGCGCAAAATATTATCGCTGATATCTTTTATGACAAGAACATCTACATCTTAGATAAGACTGAGTCTATTGATGATGAAGGTGGGATTGTTAAACAAGAAGATTCAAGCTCTAATATCAAACGCAGCTTCAATGGCAATGTTCGATTCAATGAACTCGGAGCAGTTCAGAATGAAATGGGCCTTGTTGAGAAGATCGATATTAGTATCACTTGTAGCACTTCTGTAGAGATTGAATTAGACGATTTAATCAAAGTAGGAGAAACGATCTACCAAGTAACTAAAGTTCTTCCCTTTGATTCGCATAAGCTCATCACGGGGGTGAAATGGCGAGCGTAACGATCGATGTTACTGGTATCCAAGAGCTTAAATCTAAGCTGAATAAATCAATAGTAATTAAGAATCTCATTAGGGGCGTAAACCGTGCATCGGCGATTCTGGAACAGAAGACTAAACCTTTGATTCCAGAAAATAGATACAAACACGGCGGCAAACTGCGAGGCGCTCTTACTGTGATTCCGGCTGAACTTAAAGGCTCTGAGATTATTGGAGGAATCATGAATCCAACAGAGTATGCAATGTTTGTTGAATACGGAGTTGGCAAGAAAGCGGTAGGAACTCATCCAAAGGGTGAAGGTATGACTTATCGCATGACTCCTTGGGTATTTCCTCTAGATACAAAAGATGGTCTAAAGTTCATTAAAACTAATGGTTATCCTGCGAGAGCTTCTATGTATCGAGGATTAAAGATGTCTGAAGACGATATCAAGAGACAGATTGAAGAAGCTATCTCAGCAAGTCTGGGGAGAAGATAATGTACCAACCAAAAGAAGAGGTTTATAAAGCACTAAAAAGCCTAGGATACGCTTGTCAGCAAGGTTCTCAAGCAATATTCACGAAAGTTCCCGTAATCACCTTTTGGATTGGCAGCAATAATCCTGAATATAACCTAGATAACCAGATTGCAAAACAAGATATTGAAGTCGTTGTAGATATTTTTACGAACAAAAGTACTGACCTATCCCGCATTCTTAGCGAAGTCGAGGCTAAGATGAGAACGATCAACTATCGACTAGTACATTCTGTGGATGTTCCGAATCCAGAAGGAACGCTTTTCCACTCTAACTGCCGTTTCAGTGCAGTGAAATTCAAATAGGAAAATAAACCATGGCAAAAGGTTTAACAATGGGGACTTCCCTCACCCTTAAAAAAGCAGGTGCAGAACCAGCTGATCTCGTTATTAAAGGTTTAACCTCTATCGGTGAAATCACCGGCGAGAAAGAAGAAATTGAGGTAACTACTCTTGATAGTCCAGATGGCGCTAAAGAATTCCTCTCTGGTGCTGCTGACTGGGGTACACAGGACCTCGAAGGCTACATGGATGACGATACTCAAATTGAGAAGATGCGTGCATTATTCGATAGCGGTATGGTCCGTGATTGGGAAGTTTTGACCCTAGGCAAACGTAAAATTGCTTATAAAGCGTTTGTCAAAAACTTCACTTATGGTGAAAAGACAATCGACGGTGTTGATGGATTCAAATTGACTCTTCGACTTTCCGGTAAACCAGTATTTAGTAAGGTTGCCTAATTAAAGCCTAGTGGGAGGGCTAAATCCCACACAGAAATTATTTAATCGAGGTTATAAATCATGGTTCAACTAAATTACAAAGCTTCTAATATTGCTAAGGCAGAAAAAGAACAAGGGATGAGTTTCTTTGATGCTTTTTCTTCACTTCAAGATAAACCATCTATCTCTTCACTACTATTCTTATTTATTGCTGGTGGTGGAACTACTGAAGAGTTCGACGAAGTAGCTAAAACTGGTATTCCTGAAATAATGATGGCGATTATGGAAGGTATTTCAGATGCTGGTTTTTTAGGAACAAAGATCGACACCAAGAAAATGAAAGCCGAGATGAAGAAAGCGATGGAAGATATAGCTCATTCATTGAACTCTGGCGAACAAGCCAACCAGTAGCTTTCAAGATAGGAATTCATCCTCAAGAATACTGGGAATTAACCATTGGTCAGTTTCTAGATTGTATTGAAGGACACAAGATGAAGCTTGAGGAACAAGATGTGATAAACCACAGACTTGGACTTTATGTTAGGTCAGCATTCCATAGTAGAAGATACCTGAAAGAGCCATTCTTAG